TGCAATACCAGTCCCACCAGCAATATTAATAACGCCAGCAGTTGCAGTAACATTATGACCATCATCCGTATGCAAGGTTGTTACTGTTCCACCAGGATTAGTTGATGAAATTGCAATGAAGCCCGCTCCATTAGTAATGTTTATATTGGAGCCTGCGATCAATGTAGATAATACAGGATCAGAGCCCGTACTTCCAATAGGCAATTGGCCATCAGTAGCTACACCAAGTTGAGTGAGCGATTGGGATGCGCCACCTACTTGAAGAGAATGTTCAGTTATTCCGGTAAGTCCTACTACAACTTCATTAACTGACCCCGTTGTAGTTATATTATGACCATCACCAAAGATATCTAATTCTCCACCAGCAGGGATAGCCGTTCCTGAATCTGTAGGATAAGAAGTTGCTATGTTCTCAGTTAACGACGCGGTCAAAGTATTTGTTGCCGGATCGCCATCTATAACTATAGTAAAATTATCACCTACAACATTTATGATAGAACTTGCATTTGGACCAACCGGACCTCCGGTATTACCTTCAAGGAATTCTACATCGCCATTTCCCCCAGCAAATCGTACCCATTCGGCAAGAGCACCCTTAGACGTTGAATTACCTGCTAGAGATATTAAAATCCATGCTACACCGGTACTGAGATTCATCCATAGATCACCTACTTCAACATTTTGGGTATCATACTGATTAGGATCTCGATCATCATTGAATGTCCAATTTGGTGGTTGATTGGCATTTGTTCCTGTATATGCGGTTCCTTGTTTACCGCCTAATCTATTGCTCATCTTTACCCCTAAAAGCTAAATACGCTGTAAATAAGAGTGAATGTTAGCGTATTATCGTTACCAATATTACCGGTAATAGCACTCAGCGATTGAACGATGATGGGAGTATTGATCATGCTTTGAGCATTAGGATCTATAGGACTTCTATTCCAATATACAAGAGCGGGAGAATTTCCCGATGTAGAGCAGATATTAATTTCTGATATTGTATCCATAAGAGAACTCAGTCCGGTAAAAGTATTGTAATCCCACTGGGAGATACACTCTTGGCCAGACATGCTATCATACCAACTGATAATAGATGGTGAAACGTTAGCTACGATAAACGGATCAGTTCCGCCATAGTTAAGATACATAGCGCCACTAATAGGCATAATTATTGTATTAGCGCCCTGTGCGGGAACAATCGTAACTGGAATAGTATCGAGAGTGAGCACTTGTGAACTCAGAAGCGTTACGGTAGCGGAGAATACCGCTGCGCCACCGCCCCCACTTGCCGAGATAGTGATAGCATTTGCTGTTGGTGTAATAGTCACGCCTGAACCCGCAGTAAGAACGGCAGTTCCTAATTGGTTTCCTGATTCAGTAACTACAGTCGCTACTGAACCTACATCAACACCGTCAATACCACATATAAATGCCGCTTTAAGCTGTTGCTGTCCTGTTCCTGTTCCATCACCCAAACGCAGAGTATTATTTTCTCCCGTAACAGTGGTAGATAACGCATTAATAGCAATGTTATTTGATTCTGTTCCGGTGTAATTACTGCCTGCCTGGTATCCCAGACCTATGGTATATGATGCTCCATCTAGTTGGTACAGGGCTTGATTACCTATTCCGACGCAGGCAACAGAAGAAGTATCAGATATCATTGATTCAAAACCTACAGATACGCAATCTCCTGTAGTAGTAGCGTTATTTAAAGCTCCATAGCCCATTGCAGTATTAGATGATCCTGTAGTAAGGGGTTGATAACAACCCGGACCGACTGCAGTATTAAATTGACCCGTAACGCTATTATTACCTGCATTCAGACCAATGATAGTATTAGAATTCACATCCGTGACTACTAAATCCATTTCAGTACCAGAAGCAGCTGTAAATGATACAGAAGATCCAGAGTGAGCAGATCCTGAATTAGCAAATAGATCTATCGTAGCTCCGGTTACCGACCCGACGTCTCCCACAACTGTAGTAATACCACCGCCGCCACCACCACCCGTGCTGAAACTTATAACTTGTGACATACAATTCCTTTCTATACTTGAGAAGCGTAAATAACAGTTACATAAAAATTATCTTTACTTGGAGACGCAGATTCTTTTTTGACGTAAAGACCATTTCCTGCTGGCTGTTCTAAAAGACCAGCCTTTTCAGATTTATTAGTACAAAAATCCAAAACATACGCAGAATTTGCTGCTACTACGTCCATATCATCAACACCATTAAAGGATATAATCATGTTCGCATCAGTGAAATTGTTAACTTTCAATACACGGACTGGATTTTCAAAAGGAGTTCCTACAATAGCATAAGTTCCAGATATACCGGTATATGCTATTGATCTAAGAGTTTCATATCTGGCTTTAGCAGAACTTACTAAATTCATTATAATTCCTTACTTTTCGTTATAGTTTGATCACTATTTGAAACAGGTTCAGGTTTAGACTGCTCAATAATATTTTGCGCTAACTGATTAACATGAGTAAGTACTTCAAATGATGCATCGATAGCATTTCCCCAAGTACATCCTAACGGCATACTGAACGTAAACTTATGATCACCTTTTACTACTTCTAAACAAACATATTGTTTTGTATCCATCGTCTACTCCTAAAAACATTAAATAAATTATCACACATCATAACCCCCCAGCAACGGAAAAACCAGGGGGCTATGATAAAAGATAGGATAGAGTCGAATCCTAACTTAGAATCCATACAGTGATAATAACGTTATCACCGGCACCAAGTGCGCCTGCACCATTGTTCAGGGTTCTTACGACTATAGAACCAGTGGCTTGTTCAATACCTTCTATGCCCATAAATGCTGCATTGGTAGATGCATTGAGGTTTGCAACACTAACTAGAATAGCTGAGGTGGTTAGAATCAAACTGCTAGCAATGGTAAAGTTCTGGAACGAACCAGAAGCAGTGGTAAATCCAGTGTAAGTTGCTTGTATAACACGTTCGTTTACTGTGATAGTCGCCGTAGCGGATGTTCCAAGTGCAGGTGCAACTGATACGAGTCCTGAAGCATCCAGTGCTAATCCACCAGTTCCTGCTTGCAAGGTGGTCGTTGAACTTGATGCTGTAGATCCTAGATTGACCGTCTTAGCACCAGTACCCCCAGTACCAAGATCAATTGTTTGAATACCGGTGCCCTGACCTAAAGCTATAGTTCCTGTTTGTGCAGTACCACCAATAGTTATGGTACCACTGGTAGTTGAGGCACCAATGGTGTAAGTAGATGCACCTACACCATTCAAACTAAAATTACCTGTTCCGGTAAGAAGATGAAGACTAGAAGCTCCTGTAATTGAACCGATAGAGACTAATTTGGCTCCAGCACCTGTACCAACGTTCACAGTAGTATTTACTGCATCAGCAGATATATTTACCGCACCTGTACCTTGGGTTGTAAATGGTCCTGGATTAACGAGCAATGAACTGAATACCCCTGCTCCGCCAGAAGACTCTATTTGTAACCACGTCGATATTCCAGCTGTTGTATTAACCAAAATATACGCTAGAGATGTAGCAGTATTAACCCAAATGGTACCGACTTCAGCCTGATCATATATTCCGGGACTTCGCGCAGGGACTGGAACTATTGGTTCTTGCTGTAATCCAGTTTGTGGATTAGGAAACCCATAAATTGTATTACGTCTCGTTATTTTGGTAGCCATAACTACTCTCCTCTAATAAAGATATTTTATTAATTAGAGTAAATTCTTGAATTATAAACAATAATTTATTACAATCTTCACTAGGAATCTAGGAGAGTATGTGGAAAAAAGACGCAAACAAATAGCTTTTGATATCAGCGAGGAATTACACAAACAAATAAAGATATCTGCGGCTACAAGAAATATATCCATGAATTTATGGATGCATAGGGCAATAATAGAACGTCTAAAGAAGGACAATAGGGAACAATGATATTTGTTGTATTAAATATAATAGCATATTGCTTCATGGCACAGATAGCATATATAGGTATAATGATTGCGGTAGAATTAGTAAATCTATTAAAAGATACAATAGAGTTTATACTGACAAATTTACTTTATAATCCACTTGTTTGGGGCTGTAAATTTTTCTTCGACCTCTTCAAATCCAGGGATGTATCTCTTTAATTCATTGCCATACTTAATAACTTTTTCTGGATCATTGGCTAACGATGATGCAGTCATTTTAGTGAAAAGATTTCTGGCCTCGGGGTATTTATAAATACCTTTTACGAACTTTTCAGGTTTAGCAATGGATTTAACAAATTCCTTACCTAAATATTTACCTACAAAAGGGAATTTCTTCAGAGTATCTGTTATCGGAGTAGACATATAGTTGTACATAGTCAATTGATCTCTTACTTGGAGATTCTTTAAAAATTCTGGATGCTTTGATCCATACTGTACTAAATCTTTAGTTATTGATTCCGTTATAGGAGTTGCAAAAGTTGCTCTTAGAACCGGCGACCATTTTCTTGTTTCATGATTTATCCACTTTCTTGCATCAAGAAGTTTTACAGGATCTCCCATTGATTTAGATAGATTGCTGAATACCGGTTGCAATATTCCTTTTACTTGTTTATTTATACCTTTACCTGCAGTTGTTAATGCATCTTTTACGGTAGCTAGAGCAACAGGAGTTTCCGTGAATAGGTGTTTACCAGTATTTCCTGCAGCTCTCAGAGCTGTGTCAGCAGCTTTCTTAGTTTTTGTTAATCCATTTATTGGTCTTCCACTAGCAATTTCGGTACCAAATTGCGCAAGATCCTGAGCCCATTCAGGTAATCCTAACTGCTGGACTCCTGCGCCAACAACGGAACCGGCAGCAGTTGCAGCCAATGATCCTAAAACACTTCCACCCACAACTGGTAAGGCTGCTAGGCCTGCGGCATATGGTGCTGCCTGTGCAAACTTATTAGCCGCACTGCTTAAAAATCCTTCGGGCTCTTCATCTTCAGGAAGATCAAATGTTTCTCTAAGATATTTAGAAGGAGCATGAGCGTTTTTTACTCCCACGAAATCAGCAGCATTCTCAATGCTTTCCAAGCCTTTTAAGCCCGCAGATGTGCCTATACGTCCAGCTTGTTGCAGATATGATTCCTGCTCTTTAGTGGGTGATTTTATTATCCATTTAGCCTTACCCATCAGATTCTCTCCCACTTGTGATTTCTTACAATCCATTCATCTTTACCAGTAAATGGATTTTCAGCAATTTTACCGTCTTTTAATTTTGATGCATCTGGTAGATCATTCTTTGTAACAGATTCTGCACGAGTTTTCTCTTGTAATTTAGCTTTTTGTTTTGCTAGTTTATCTATTTCTGGAAGCAGATTATCTGGTATATTTCCGCCATATTTTTCTAATAGCTCTTCCCTAGCTTCATCACGAGAAATATCCCGGATCAATTCAGGATCGGTTATTATATCTCTAACCACATCTCTTATAACAGACGCATTTTGCCACGGTTGCGCTTTTGCACCACGTTCTGCTTCTAAACGCCTTACCGAAGCTTGACCTTTTCCGGTTTGAGCTTTTTGTACAACAATAGAATTGAGTAATTGATCCAATCGTTGACCTTGCGGTGTTTGGAAGTAAGAAGGAACTATTTTTCCTGCTGGCCCAGTTATTGCACCATCTATCAATTCAAGAATGGATTCAGCATCACGCAATATACTTCTTTGTGGTCTAGCATTATCTTCAATCTTTGTTAACTGTGGTTGAACTGCAGCCAGTTGCTTAAGACGAACGCTTTCCTGCTTAAGACCCAATTCTTGTCTTGATCTGCGTTCATGAGGGCTTAAATTGCCTTCAGCGATACGTTCTGCTTCATCATTGAATTGTGGTTCAGCTAAAGTAGTTCCTATTTGTTCTGATGGTTGTGATGATATTCGGTTGAATTCTTCTAGTAAATCAGGGGTTGCCTCAATAATTTTGAATGCCTCTTCGGGATCTTGTAGTCCCTGCATGTTCATAACAGCTTTCACAAAATCTTGTGCTGCTAGAAGGTTAGGTTGAGATGGCGGTTGTCCTTGTTGTTTCAATCCAGGAAGAGCTTGTATACCCTTTTGTCCTTGGTCCTTATTAAGCGATAAGCCTTTCTGGACAAAGTATGGATTCTGTAGAATTTGTTCTCTAGTTTTGGGATCTTGCATTGCTAACGCTTGTGAGAACTCTTTACCATAAAAGGGTTCTAACCCTTTGGCAATTTGAGATTGGTTCATTTTATTCATTTTTTGTTGAGCGAGCATTTCAAGACCTTGATTTATATGCTCACCAAATCCTTGGCCTATTCCACCAAGTCCTTTGCCAAAGGCAGTTCCTAATTGGGATGATTTATTTGTTCCGCTAAATGGTATAAATGGCATTATGCTATTCCTTTCAGACCGTTAATAACCGCACTCTTTGTTGCTTCATAACCTTGTCCTTTTTCAGCACCTAAATAACTACCAAGTGCTTGCCCTCCAAGTTTACCTAGAGCTGGCGCCGCTTGTTGGAATAGTTCTGCAAATCCACCGGAAACTCCACCTTCAGGAGGCAATAGATAACTTTCATACTGAGGATGCAATCCTAATCCAAGTTGCTGTAGTAATTGTTGTCTATTTTGAAGGCCGTATTGTGCTTCTAATGCAGCAAGTCCCTCTTGTAGATTTGAACCTGCTGCACCCACCTGAGATGCAAATGCTGGAGAACTCAATCTATTTTGACCCATAGACGTAAATCGTTCTGCCAAAGATGGTACAGTTTGTTGGTTGAATTCGCTCAAAGCTCTTTGTCGTATGGGTTCAAATCCAGCGGTGGGATTTTGTAACCCTTGAAATGCCTGTTGGCCAGTCTCATGGAATAGTTGTTGCTGTGCTTGGGTATATGGTGATACTTGTTCAAATCCTCCGGGTGTTCCACTCCACCAATTGGCTTGTCGGCCATTTTGACCATTTTGGTTTGACTGAGTCTTATTTCTATTAAGTGCATTTTGTATGAAGTCTCCTGAACCAGCGCCCACTGAGCCTCCTAAGGCAGCACCGGGAAGACCCCCGTATAATCCTCCAACGGCTGTTCCCGCGACTCCTCCAAGAGCTTTACCCCAACCAGCGCGGTTAGGAGAATATTCTGTCCTGGATAGAGCAAATAGAGGAGAAATACCAGCTCCAATTTTACCCAGAAGGGATCCCTTTCCTTTTGCCATATTACATCCTTAATTTTAAAATTTTACATATTCTAATGTTACTGCGGATGAAGTAAATGTAACACCTGTTTGATTATCTATATTAATATTTGTGGAATCAACATATACCGCAATATTGCCCGTAACTGTACCACCAAATGTAATAGGATATCCGTAGAGATTGACTGAATCAGTTGCAGCTCCATATATAGACATCCATTGCCAGGTATTAGTAACGGTGAGTCCATGAGCAACTGGTGTATTAGGACCTACACCTAATGCGCCACAAGGAATAGTTATGGCATATCCGGGTCGTAATTGCATGGGATCATTGGAGGTAGGATTATAATATAATTTGCCCGTAACAAATTCTTTATTTATATAATAGCCAGAACTCTTAGTATTCAGGACTAAGGCAATATTATTCATATTCTGATACAGACGAACTAGAAGCTCCTTAAATTCGGGAGTATTTATATCTGTTTCATAGATATGATTTACATCCCATATATTGGTAGTCGGAACGAATGATCCAGTATCTGACTGTATATTAGAATATGCCACTATAGTCTCTCAATATGTATAATATCTTTTATCAGTGTAGTAGCTTCTCTATTCAATAAAGAGTTGAACTTAAAGGCTATATCTTCACTTAACGTACTATTATTGACCCATGTATCGAATTGGTTATGTACTTCTAAAATATTATTTAGTTGAGAAATTAGATCTTTAGTTGTTTTATCCATAGCGTCCTTATTGAAATCTGGAACTAGTAGGTTCCGCATAAATGCAAATAGCGTGAAGCTGAAAATCTTGTTGCCGAACTTTTACATCAAACATTTGAGCCTGATTGAGATTGAGATTGAATTGTATTATTTCACCATCAGCCTGGAAGTAAACAGGATGCCATAATCGTTCTTGATTCAACTCAAATGGTATTGGAGCTGGCACTGTCGAAGTAACTTGATAATAGGGGAAAGTTTCTAAGATACCTGTTCCCACAATTGATCCGGTCAATTGTCCATACTGAAGTAAAGGTAATATATTAGTCGACACATAGTAATCAACTTGGATCTGACCTGAATCTGTTGAATCAACCATAAAATCTACTTTGGGAATATAAGCATTTCTTCCACTCTCAGCGAAGAAATTATATTGCTTTGTAACGATCTCTATCTGGCTAACTCTTGCTGCCAGTCCACCACCCAGATAAGTTCCGGTGAGAAGATTGATATTGGGTATAGCAGGAACAACTTTAATATTATCGCTATTAACTACAGTATCGACCTTTAATATAAATCCATTCAGGTTAGGCATAGAATCTGAAAATGATCCATTTTCTATATAAATGTATTCACCAACTCTCAAGTTGTGATCTATGATATTGAGATTATAAAAGAAATCAGACCCTGACGTAGTGTAACTTATGTTAGTAATTTGAAGAACGGCTGCGTTAGTAGGTTCATCAATAAGGCATATAAAAGTAAATCCTTCTTGATTACCTGCTACTACTTGTTTGAATCCAGCTTGAAGAGATCCAGAATCCCAAGGAAATCCATCTGACCAACTAATCTGTGTAGATCCCCAATTAGCAGAGGCTGAAGCCTGATAGTAACCAAAACAGGTTATAGAATCGTCAAAGAAAGCCCATGTTTGATTACGATAGTTATATGCCAAGATCCTATTGGGATATACTTGGTCTGAACTCGCGTATTGATCAGGAAAAGTCCAATAGACCATTTCTGAGTAATAATCACGAATACCATATACACGTTCTAATCCAGAGTCATCATAGTGGATATTAAATATTTCATCGGGTATGACTTCATCTATACGCTCTACGTTTGATCCATTACATGCATGTATACCAACATTGCCTATTCCAACACATACTTTATCGAATGGAACTATTGAAAATGTCGCTTCTGCTCCGAGTTCAGTATTAATTTTTTGCCATACGAAGGGCGTTGCTTGGTTGCCGGTATATGCTAATTCCCAAGTAGAACTTTCGAAATATACTATTAATCTATCTTTAACAAATTCTGAACTTATAATTGCTTCCGTAGTAGCAGCATCCACAGCATTACCATTTCCCGGTATATCATCTCGCCACGCATCTGATGCTAATGGTGAACCTAAAGCACTATATCGTGCTCTTTGTCGATAATTATTTCCTGGTCCTGATGTTCCTTCCCAAGTGTTAAGGGCTACCAATCTATTTTTAAAAACCACAAGCATGCGTGCTGCGTTGAGATAGTTTCCAGGAGAAGCGTCGAGCTGTGGATTAAATGTGGTCCATGTAGTACCGATAAGGTAACGCATGAAATTTGGTTCGGACTGATTAAAGTTAGTAACAAAGAATACTAGATCCGATACGTCGTCTCCCGTCCATGTGGTGGCCCAAAAAAACTGTGAATTCGATCCTGTCCATACCGCATCACCTGCATTAGTTTCAGTATTTAGTCTTTGCCAACCACCTGAATATTGGTATGCATATCGGGTATCAAAAGCTATAGATATTGCATTGATATCTATATTTGTCTCCATTTGAAGTAATCCCATAACAGGATAACCAGGATAAATATATACAGGGGTAGTATCAGCAGCACCAGTCATGGTTATATTATAATTTCCCGTAGATATGTCATACGTTGCAGTCGCAACCGATCCATCGGTTCTTAACATCTGCTGTGCGCCGGATGAAATGTTGAATACGGTGAATAATGTGTCACCAACTGAAAATGCTTGTCCTACATTTGGGACAAATCCTGAATCGGCTATATTAGTGCCTACATTACCACTACATGAACCTGATGTAATGGTATCAACTTGTATTCTAAGTCTTGATAATTTTACATCATTGTTGAACCATTGAGATCCAAAACGCTTTCTTACACGGCCACGAAAAACATAGGCATTGCGTAATGATGAAAATGCTTCGTCTGGAATTGCCCAAGGACGAATATTTGTCTGCATACCACTATTTTTGTTATATGCGCCGATAAAAAAACGTTGTAGAGCCATATTAGTATCCTATTGCTAACCAACTATATGTATCAGCTACTCTTGTTCTAGAAGTGTTGGCAAAATATACCACCGCATTAAATCCTGATTTACTAAAAGTATACACACGCACAAGATTATCAGTTGATGAGGTAGATGAACCAGATGCGTCAGAAACTGATGCGACTACACTCAACAAAGCTGTAGGAAATGCAGTAATAAATGCAACTGTAGATAATCCATTGCTAGCGCTTGTAGCCGTTCCCCATTTAACAATAACACCTGATGGTAATGTAGTACTACTATTAGCGGTTGTTAAAAGAGCACTGCTAATATTTAAGACAGCTGCACTATTATCAGTTTGCAGAAATAATTGGGCTGTTCCAGCAACTAGTTTAGTATATAAAGCCATTTCACCGGCTATAGTACCAGGATCAGATAGTTGTGCTGGCATACTGACGAAATTATGTTTGCCTGCTGCTGGGCTGGATGATCCATAGGGAACATGGTTAACAGAAAACGCACTATCAATAGTGGAAAAGTTTTGCAGTATGGGATTCTGAGTCTGATTAAGATTCTGATTAGTTTGTGGAACTGGATTTAATGCCATTGGTTCTCCTTAGTATGGCCATCCGCCTGGACCAAACCAGCCGAAACCGTAATTTTTTCCTTGAGTATATATTGTAACCGTACGTTCATTAGTCTGTTGGGTAAGTGTTGTACGTAGAACCAGTCTTTCTTGTTGTTTGAATTCTGGCATTATTTTTTCTATAGATTCATAATCCATTTTATCTTCGAATATCTTTTTAGCCGCGCCGTATGCAATGTATTGCCAAAATTGTTCAAGATCAGGAACTTGACCAGAAGCCAATAGTTCTGTGGGTCTGATATCAACTTCAAATTGAATGGTATATGTTTTATCTGGAACAGGGCGTATAGTAAAAACATCATTGTAGTAAAGAACTGCTAATGGTTTTCCTGGTTGGTACCCAATATTACTGACATAAATAACCGCTGCATCTTGTGTGTTGTATTGAAAATTAAGAGTAAATGATCCATTAAGATAATTAACTTGTCCGTAAGGAGACGGTAATGTCTGGGGTTGTCCTGGGATACCTAATGCACCCACGATTGGAGAAATATATCCAGTTGTAGAATCGATTACAGGATAATCAACCAATATTAATGATGTACCAGTGGTATCGATAGTTGAAAATACTATATTGTTTTGAATTGATGGAGAGTCAACAATAGTTCCCGTAAAAGTGCCAGTCGTACCATTACCCCGAAGCCCCGTATCAGCGATAAAATTAGTTTGTGGGTAATATCCATAAAAGACATCTCTCCATTGCGTGAAAAATCCTTGTATTCCCGCAAGGTACACTGGAGGATGAACGGCTATATATTTATTCTTAAAATTATAAAGAGGATCAGTTGTTACTGTTGTATTGGTAGCATACTCATCTATACCTGGTTGTGTGTAAAATGTGAGTAGAGTTCTGAAATAGAATAACCGTATATGTTCTGGAAAATCATATAATACAAAGGTATTTATGTATTGATTTAGATCATCATTACTCAGCTGAGCGGTAGACGGACTACGCGTTATTCGTCGCACTTTCGTCTGAATCGCTTGTAAACTAGAATCTGCCATTACTTCTCCAACTTTAAATTTTTACCACTCTATCATGGGTTGAGATCGGGGGTCAAAACATTTCTAGTGGATTGATATAATGAATCATTTACTTCACCAACTGGTACCACCTGAGCAGGAGTTCCATTGTGTCCTGGATTATATGAAGGCACTACAAATGGATCTAAACTTGTGGTATCTAAGGGAATACTAAAGGTGCTCGATGTTAAAACAGTAATAGGATATGAGAGTACATTGCTAATAACCATCCCAAATCCATTTGGTACGTCTATACGAACTATTAGTCCAGTACTATATATATTATCTAAAGGATTAATTCCATCTTCTGTAGTAGTAATTACAGCAGGATTGGCATTGGTGATAGATAATATATTCATCATTTGTGGTTGAAATGAGGGATTATTGACCACATAGTAATTGGGAGTGGTTATAGGCATTTTGTTCCTTAAGGAGTAACCGTTACTTCGACTAGTCCTGATTGCATCATATCAGGATCATCATCCATATATTCTAGACTTACAAATTCATACCTATGTATCTTCTTAGCCATTTGCAAGTTATGGGATTTGTACTTACCATCAGCAGCCGCTCCACGTACACCTTGCGCTCCAAATTCTCCTGGAAGATGCTGATATTCTTTGTAGAAGCAATTTGTATTCAAATGGCGAGCTACGCCTCGAGGAAGTTCATATCTTTCACCGTCGAACAATTCGTAGGTTTCGAATGGGTCTCCGGGGTATGCTTTAAAGTTGAAAAGTACCATCCCACGACCGCCTGCAGAAGCAGGATTCTCTCTATTTCTAAAAATGCCGGTGACTAACTCTGCGTCTCTATCACGCATACGTTTTATTTGTCTAGCTAATTCATCTTTGCTCATCTTAGCAGTTGATTTAGTAGCGCCTCTTACACGGCCTGATTGTAATTGTGGTTTTTGCATCTTAATCCTTTCATAGAGGGGAACCGAAGTTCCCCCAATTGTTTACGTATTGAATGATTTACCAGCAACCCAGTAAATTAGATCTCCACTTACGCCAGCGGGAGACGTAGCCCCTGCTTGTAATTGAACACCAAAATAACCTGTGTTAGTAGTAGAATCACCAAGAATATTCACATTAGATGCTAATGCTTGCGCTGTCTGTTCACCAAACGGAATAACCATAGCAGGAGTGAATCCTGGAGCTGTGGTTAATGGGAATGAGAACGCAGTGAATCCGCTTACATCAACATTTACACGAATAGTATTAGTAATACCAATATTATCAGTATCGCCAATTGCAATAATTGTAGCCTGAACAGCATTAAGCTGTGTCATGCCATACGCAGCGGAAGTAACAGTAGGAATTAAGAAACGAATTTCTTGGCCTACAGTATATCCATGCGTAACAGTCAACGAAACTAATGCCTGGTTAGATTGCATAGCTGGATTTCCAGCAGCTGCAGTACCAGAAGTAGCAACAATGATATTACTGATATAACGATATGTTGGATAATAGTACGGATCGAATGGAATAATTCGATATGTACCAGTAGTTGCATTGGCGATTGGTGTCATATAGATGAGATCAAAAGTCGTGTTGGCAACAACGTTGGCAACAGAGAAATCCAATCCACCCAATTGTTGAGCACCTACCGTATTAAATATACGGACAATACCAGCTGGGTTATTAGCCCCAACAACTGCCGTTACGGGCAGCCCCATGGTATTACCTGTAGCAACCTGAGGACCACCGAAAGCTCCTGCTGTACCATTAATAGTAGTAATAGCCGCGCTTGAGCTTGGAATATTAATAGTATTATTGACGTAGTAGAAACCTGTAGTAGCAGCAAGTTGAGCTGCAGCTAATGCATCAGTAGTAGCAGTCTTAGTTTGAATCAAACCCTGACCTTGGGGCATGCCCAATTGCCAGTAGAATTCAACCCCTTGAGCTGCGCCAGCCGCACCATATTGAGTCCAGTTTTTAACCCAAATATAATCAAACCCCGAAGGAATCTGAATAATTTGAGCTGCACCGGTTGATGTGAAAAAGCCTTGATTGGTTCCTGTAAATAAAACGCTCATGGGATCTCCTTATAGTAGCGTACAACGCATGTTAGTGATCCATAAATCGTTAAGAATTCTGGGCACTTCAGCAAAAACGTAACCAATTGTTACATTCTGAAATAAAGGATCAGAGAAAACTGGTGGTCTATAAAGAAATCTTGCACTGAAGTTATCTTGTTCTACGCAGCTTAAACTTTCCATACCTTGAACGAACACGTTGTATACATCATTTCCTAGTGCAGAAGCATTAGGAGAAACTGATGCTACAGATGATAGCATGAAACGTACGTTATTTACGCTTCCCCACTCTGACCGAAGAACCTTATTATCATTTGGATAGTTCCACTTTGAGATGAAACCATTAATGTTATTAAGATCTTTGGACAACAAGCTGTGACCTAACGCTAGGTACGCATCACGGGTTGGTCCTGTCAATTCTGTTACTTTCAGCTTTCGCTTACTGACATAGTGAGTTCATCGAACTATCTAGGCGGGGACTTTCTTTACTTATCCCTCACGAGGTTTCCGCTCGTGTTCAGAGCACCGCATCTCGCATTCCTTTATAAGATCATTCACATCTTTTCTAATATCATTCAAATATCTATGATCTTGAAATATATCATTCAATTTAGAAAGCATCTTACAACATTCATACGAGTTTTCTCGCTTGCTACGTTCAGGCTGATTACAATTATCACATCTTTTTTCAAAGCAATAATAACACTCTATAGCAGGATAATTATGTGGACATATGTAATCTTTGTACAAACATTTATGTACTGCAGGAATGGCTAATGCATATTCTATAATTAAATTATCTTGGCCATCTGCATCGATCATAAGTTTTTCTACACAATCACATTTGTTAATTCTTTGTGCTATCCATAACGCTTTTTCTTTAGATATTTCAATCATAATCTTGCCCCTTGTTGCCGGTTAACTAAAAGTCACTACGGGTTCCAAGTCTATCAGAGAAAATTTTAATTCGGCACACATTTTACCGAATTTATCTTCGCCACCAATACTGTCGAGCATCATCCAGGCATCGTTCGTCAATAGCGCGGATGTTACTTCATCAATATCTGACAAAGAAAGGTTAGTTGGAAGGTCGCCATTACCACCACCAGTACAATTATACAATGTTGCTGTAGAAGCCAACATATCACGCGTTAACTGATCTTCAGTCATACGGAGTGATAGGCCAAGCAATTCTGCAGTTTCATTAAGAACTGGATCCTGGTTTTGTAATGTACATTATTTCTGTTACTTTTGTGACCAAATATTTCTACTTGGCGGGACAGGTTCTTCGACCCATCCTCTCTATGTTTCCATAGAGTTCAGACTTTCGCTTCATCTTTCGATGTCTACCCGCTTAAGTCGTTTACGCTGGCATTAATTTACCTTGCGCAGTGTCACCCACGTTTTCACGCTAGGGCTTCCACCTCAATTAGGGCTGATTTAAAGCAGGCTACAATTTTAACCTGCTGATTAATTGCTACATATAGACCATAAAAAGACATCGTTGCATCGATATCGATACGGTTTAATGGTGTAGCAGGGGGAGTCGCACCGCTCGGCCCTAGGGGTACCGGAGCTGTCGGAAGCCTGTCGTAACGGGCCATCCGTAAAGTTCTACCACCTTTTGACGGCAAACGCTTATGAAGAGCGCCAAGTTTCATAATAAGATTTGGTGTTCTTACTGAAAGAAGGACGTCATCAAAAGTTTGTTGCACCGGCGCAGGCAGAGTTGTAGGATTCGTGATCATACATATTCCCTGAGTACTGAAAGTACATACAAATAATTTGGAAACATGAGAGGACGAGACTCGATACGTCCGAATGGGTGGCGAGACCAGATACGCCTGAAGTGAAGAACGACATCACGATACGTTCAACACTAGTATTACGATAATTTTTGGATATTAACAAGAAAAAGATATGGACTGGGTAATGAATAAAAACCAGTCCATATCTTTCATATCCACCAATAAAGGAGTACATGTAACACACATTTATGTATCACAACGGTAAGTACCACAAATCACACTTACCTACCGTTATGATAAAATGACGGTACGGGCCAAAAAAGGAGTTTGTGACAACACAAAAAACCCGTACCGTCATTTATTTTATCTATATCTCTTAGCTTCTTCAACTTGTCTACGAAGCTGTTCTTTTCTTTCGGGAGTCAATATTCTTCTATCATAATCCCCCACGCGAGACAAGGTAGGAACTTCTGCATCTTGTGGAGATACACTACCAGCAGATCGTGGTTTTGATCTATTATCTTCCATTTTCTTATCTTGACTAGCATATGTATCATCCATTATACCAGAAGATTTTATGATATCATATGCAGAATATCCTTGATCATAGATATCCTGGTTAGACATTATAGATCTATATAGTGATGGTTTCATATTGGCTAGCTTATTAAGATTATCTTTTGTAACTACGTTATCGAAGTCGGTGAACTGTGATTTTAATCTCATTTCAGCATTTGCTACCACATTCTTATATGAAGTTTCTTCAAATTGCTTCTTGGTATTTTTGAGATCTTTCTTCAGTTCCTTTATATATTTCTTGAGTTGTTTGCCCTCAACATATGTGTCATCACTTATATCAAGTTCATCATCTTCTTCGACCTGAATCTTGGTATGTTGTTGTTGATTCATATTCATCTGAATCATACGTTCGAGTTCTTGTGCTCTACGCTCAGCAGCATCGGCTTTTTCTCTTAAATATCTAAGGTTCTGGTCTTTGTCTGAAGTCTGTTTTTCAACTGTCGGCAAATTGTCGGCGGTTGATTCAGGTGTGGCTGTATTGTCGACAGCTGGTTCTTCTTGGGGGAATGTATAATCTTTTAATTCATCAACCATGATTCATCCTTATTAATTTTTATTACTGCATCTATTTTTTCACCGTTTTCTTTTTTTACCCAGTCTAAAAGCTCACCTGATTCCATCAGTATGACGAATTTAGCTAGATCAGCACATTCTTTGTCCTGAAGATACTTATGTTGGTTCTGCAATATATGATAGTACAGAATTGCATCAGGAATCGACCATAAAAATTCTAAATTGTCTGAATTAGTGCGATATTTCCATACTGACTGTTTATAAACTGGGGTGGGGCATGATTTTCTTGCGAGTGGAATGATTCTTGGTTGTCTTAAAACGCGATCGATAGTAGTAATAAGAACCACATAAAAATCTTTACCCCGATAATGATCATTGTTTTTAGCTTTTTGAGCAGTATCATGAACTGACTGCATGATACCAGGTTCCATGGCGGTACGATATTCTGTTATATCATCATCAAGAGATAATTTTAGTGAATCATGCTCAAGTATTTGTTGGCCTGCTGTCTTTTTCTTCACAAATCTCACATTTTTTTATTAATTTTAGATCTTCTTCTTCGTATTCTAAATATGGACCACTACAGGAACTACAACAATAGTCACTTTCTTCATATTCACAATAACAGAAGTCAGTCCATTTTTCTCTTAAAAGAGTACTGTCATGTGGCGCTCTTGGTGACATTTCTTCAAAACAAGGTACGCAAAGCGTCCATCCATTTAGAGAGCATTTATCGTTTTGAGCCCAAAGAAAATTTCTCGTGCATTTACTGCATCTAAACTTTTTATAATATTCTGCATATGAAAAAGCCATGTTCTCTCATTATTGTTCAGGTTTTTTAAACTATAGATTCCTATCCAGTAAAAGTAAACCCCCCGTAGGGCACAGGGGGTGAAAGTAGAGTTAAGAAGAACGAGGGTGGCAGATGAGAAGATGAGAATAGATTTATTTCTTACGCTTGGCTTTTCTGGCTTCGCTAAATGATATTGCTAATGCCTGTTTTGGGTTAGTCACAATAGGTCCTTTTTTTGAACCAGAATGTAACTCTCCTTCTTTCCATTCATGCATAACTTTTTTAAATTTACTTTTGTCACCGGACTTTTTAGAGTCTTTTTTAACAACTTTTTTCATAGATTTTTTCATACAAGAGGAACATTTTTTCATAGTACTACCTTATAGAAGTGTGATGTTTTTTATTGGCACGTTTTTTTAGGCCAGGAAACTTTTTATAGACAGCAGATTTAATACCAGAAGGATCAGGAGCAAAATGAGCACGGGCCAATGCATTTCTGGCTCTTTTGATATCATTGATTGGAAACGAATACTTTGAAGCTCCACCAGCTTTGCCTGCAAACTCTTTAGGAGCGACGGTTTTATATTTTCCGGCGTTCGATGATCCCTTTTTTGATCGCATTTTTTCTTCTGCACCATGGGATACCTTAACGCCTTTAGCTACTGTTACTTTTTTTTTCTTCATACTTGTTCTCTCTTTTACTATCAAGGGCCGATATTACTCGGCCTATGATAGATTTATAACTCAACTATATAGGAGACAGTTGATTTTTACTGAGCAGTAGACGAATCCCTAAACCATTCACGCACTAATCGTTCTGATGGTATAGGTTGTCCATCTTGCTGCTTGTACTTAGGCGTTTTTAGAATTGCGTAGGCTATTTTCATTGCCTTCTTATTGGGTCTGATCATGCCTGGCATATCTATCCTTAGTATTTGCTAGGTTTGAAGGTCTTCATAAGATCAGATGCATCAGTCTTAAGTTGTTTTTGTACACCATTGAATAGTGTATCAACCATTCCTGTGTCATAAGATCCACCACGTGGCCATTCTTTTTCAATGACATGTGTTGGTAAGTGGCATGCTGCTTTAGCATCTTCCTTGATCATCATGCTATCGCGAGACATCATCATTTTGGTTTCTTCACGACCAGCATATTGTTCTCGATCACGCATTTTGTAGCCATGGTGTCTTTTTGCCATAGTGGCTCCTTTGTTAGAAACTGCGGACGAACCGCAAGGTTTACACCCCTATACTAACCGTCCAGAACCATTCTGAAGGGGTTGAGGATTTTGCTTAAATGACTCAAATTCTTTGAGCATTTTCTGTAACGATACTATTCTTTCAAGATGCTCAATGTCAATACCCTCTATTTCTTTCATTGCCTTAGCAAAGTTAAGAAGTGCTAGTTGATCATCCTTTGCCGCTTCTGCTCTTCTTTCAACAGCCAACGCTTGATTTTCCTGTATGCGACTGTAACGTTCAGCACCCAATCCTTCATCTGCAATTGCTCTGGCATGCGACAGTTCAGTTCTTGCTTGCAGTTCTTGCATTTGAACTTGTGCTTGCTGCTGTTGCATCTGCATTTGTTGTTGTTGTTGCTGTTCAATCATTTGTATTATCTTTGTTTTATTCTGTATGGTACATGCGTCGATAAGAGCAGCGTCAGGAATAGGAACACCTAATTCTTTCAACTGAACAAGCTGAGCAAACTGCATCTGCTTCTGAGTCTCAGTATTGAAACCCATTTCTACCGCACAGTGATATTTACCAAATGATTTATTGTAGAATAATGGTGCTGGTTTTTCTCCTTCGAGAAGATTCTGAATCTTACCAGGCGTGTAGTTATTACGAACAACATCCATCAATAGCTCACCAAGAAGATTCTGGGAATTATCAAGACGATCAAAGAGAGGCTGTAGAGTAACTAGACCTGCTCCTTGTCTTAAGGCAGATAGTATTCCAGCCTTATCATCTATTGCGGATCCCATTAATTCTTCATTTATTCCAGAAACCAGATTAAGTTCTTTTGAGAAAGTATCCTGTAACTGGAAGAATGATGGTGGAATCTGAGGAGGCTGTATGGGAACAACATCGCTCATTGATGCTTCTTCCTTAATAGGAATAATTCGACCTTGTCCTGTCTGGAATAGATGCTTTACATCGATAACCGCATTCTCTTTGAACATAAACCCAGAATTAACCTGAGATTCAAGCATGTCAGCAGATAAAATAATACGACGATTCAACAATACTTGTGGATCTCTCAATGATCTACATATGCCCTGTATTCTGCTATAAAAATACGGCATCATATTATTGTAATATCCAATGATTCCCACAAAAGGAAATCGATCTATATTTAGATTATTAGGTCCATCATAGAATACTTTATCCTGAATCATTATGGTCATACGAACTGTAGGAACATCCTGTTCAATAATAGTGACCTGTGGATAGTGATTCAAGAATGTCTCTATATCAGTATTTTCCTGATTGGTAATCTCAAATGATTCACCAGTTTCTTTATCTATCAATAACTTCTGACGTCTAAATGATCGATAATAATACTCGTCATACGCAAGTCTATTTTGCTGAGTTTGCCCATATGCTTCTGCCATATACTGAAAACGTCCATCACGACCAGTGCCAGTAGGATTTCCTTCAAGTGCCATAATCTCATCATACTTATCCGGCATGAGTGAGGCTGCTGCAGTATGAGACATATATGTTCTACGCCAGATGAACTGAGCATCGGAAAGATCAGCCTTCTTAAAATAGGGATCAATGAGGAAGCATGAATAAGGAAGATTATCAATTTTAATGTCGCCAGATACGGGATCATTTCTATAATCAATATAGACTTGTAAGAGATTCAGACCAGTTATACAAGCTCCCTGATGGAATGCTTCTGATATGGTTTCATATACTCCCTCTCTTTTGTATATGCCCAGGAGTATTTTCGTCCATTGATCAGCAGTTTCCTGGTCACCGTTTTCAAGAGGAACTACAATAGTTGATTTTCTATTTTGTCTTTGTTTACCACTGACCATATTACATAATGGTCTGACGCGGTTGAAATACCAAGAGCCTCGATTATTATTAGGCAGTTGTTGATTTAGATCTGCCATTAGAGAAGTATCGCCGGCTTCTAGGCGAGTATCTAATGTAGCTTCCGTCCAAAATACTTGCCATATGGCCTGATTAGCTGTGTAATCGGAGTCTATTTTCTTTTTTATAGCACCATATTGATCACCCAGATATTCTGGCGGTCTCATTAACATATATCTCTCCTTAAATTTTATATTTATTTAAGGTTATAACATATACATACTGCAAGTAATAAGTAATTTATCTGAAAAGGACTATCATAATTCACCTGTATGTATCGTATTTGGGGTTATTTTGAAAAAATCGGGGAAGGTCCCCATCATTACCGTAGAGCGCTCTTGCTTTTGCTCGTTCAAAATCATCTGCCGACATTCCTCTCTTAGTCTTATGTAATGACAAACATAGATACCTAAGAGCGTCAGCGTAATGATTAGCCCAAGACTTAACAGGCTTGTTAGTATACATCTGCTTCTGTTCATCCCATTCTTTTCTGTAATTTTCCAATGCATTAATAAGAGAACGACACTTATCAGCGTCAATCCAAAGTTTACCAAAGTGAGTCCACACATTTTCTATCCCATCAATAATAGGAACCTGCTCTATTAACTTAAAATCTATCCCTATCTGACGAGCCTTCTCAAATCGAGTAACAGCACCACCACCCCACTCACGGACCTTAATATCATGAGGAGCATAGTGCGCGCCATACCGGTAAGGCTTTTCCTGGATAACTTTAGCATAATGATCTAATCCAAGATTATTGTTAGAGTAACAATCGATAATCCTAATATTAGTTCCATCACCTATAACAGAAAAAAATATAATGGTTGTGGCGTCGTTAACACCGATATCCCAAACTGTGTAAACCAGTAATCCTGGCTCCCATGGGACTGAACATATCTGACCTTTTAGTTTCAGATTATCAAGATAAGTTCCATAATACGATCCACTTATTCCACGTTCGAACGAACACTCATATTCCTGAAGGTACATACCCTCATCCATTTCAGCACGTTCTTTATCGAGGATCTCATCTGGAATATGATGTATCTCTGATGCTTTTTGCAGTACTACTTTCCATTCTGGTAGTTCTTGGGCCATTTTATAGAGATGCCACATATGATTTTTCCCACGTGGTGTACCAACGAAAAGACACCACCCCCGATTGGCTGCCAATATAGGCCTTATGAAAGAGAAAATATCGGCTGGCATAAGACTGTATTCTGATAGGATCACGGCGTAAGGATTAGTACCAACAAGAGAATTGTCATAGGTATCACCACCAATACATTGAAGAATAGAACCATTTTTAAATCTGACTTTCATTTCGCTTTGGTTTATAGATTCAACAAGAGGTTCTGGTAAGAAATCTAAGAACTTTGTTCCATCTATTGTTATGGCATCAAAAATAGCTCGTCGAGCCTGAGAATAAGTAGGCAATACGTAGAAAACTAAGCATGTCTTTTTAATACACTGCCTGATGGCAAGATTCCATCCAAGTAGGTCTTTTCCGCTACGCCTGGGAGCCACATATAGCACACGTTTATATGTTCCATCATCGATAGAATCAAACACTTCTGACTGATACCATCTTAACTTAAAACGATCGAGTGCTACATCAACCTCTATGCTCATTTAAACTCCATGTACTTCACATTCATAAAGTTTATCAAATTTACTGAACTGTCTAGATTTGTAAATCCAAACTCTGTTTCCATAGAAGATGATAGTTCATTATATAGATAATCAAATTTATCTTTGGGTATGGTTATATTCAACCAAGTTCCATCAACGAAATGGATAGCTATATTCTTAGTTTCTGATACAGAACTTTCCATAAACTAGCCCTTAAATTTTTATCATTTACATTCACAGGTCTTACAATGTTTAACATTATATATGCCTACTTTTCTAGGTGATAGGGGAGGAGTTCCTTTACACCCTAGATCACCATCTACTGGCCACATCCATACGATAGAAAAGTTTCCACTTGCCATTTGTTTTGGTTCCATATCTTCCTTGTAGTAAGGATAGTTTTCTACTTCATCTCCATCAGATATCCATACAGTATGTTTTAGATAGTGATCAGAATAAGGGGGATATTCTCTCCATACTCCATCTCTTGGAACATCATATGGATCCCCAGATTCACAATTTATAGTTTTTTTGGGGTCTAATTCAGATCCCCACATGACATCATATTTAGTCATAAACTCATTATTCTACTATTTCATCAGGGGTAAAATGTGCCCAATATTTAAAAGACGGAGATGTTCTATATTTTGTTAAATGATCCAGCCTTCTCTTATCCATAACATGACTTAAAAGGTGCCAATCACCATCTTTATATTGTTCCTCAATAACGTTTCCATTTACGTCAATGTGCTTTCCATCAATATACCCTTTACCTAATATTAATATATTGCTATTCAGATCAGGTAATTGTTCTTCTGTTTTATAGAATTCGTATGTTATTTTCATATATATACCCCAAAGGTTTTTCTTACTAATCTTTGAATTCTTTACATTTCAATTTCATCATGAGCGGTTCACCATTTCTTAAAAGAACTAATGGTTCTGGTCGAGCAATTATGCCTTCCATAACTTGTTCGTCTTGAGAACATAAAGATAAAGGCTTCGATTTAACATAAGCCACTATTTCTTCTTCGGTCATTATGTCGATTATTGGTGCGTAAGGAATATTTAACTTATTGGCTATTACTTGAACTGAAGATTGAGATAACCATGTACCGCCTGCCACAACATCGAAAAGTATAAATCCCATATCTTTGCGGTAGTTTCCGCCACCTTTTTGTATTCTTGCACCATAACCTTCACCGAATAACCACACATTATTTTGCGGAAATATATCTTCAAGTTTTTCAAAGGTGAATTGATCAGAGAGATAATTCAAAAGAGGTACAGGTATATCGGCATTATCAGTTCGTCCGTAATACTTTACGCATCCTTCATCTCTACAAAGTTCTATACGTATGTTAGTGCCGTCTATCTTCTCTTGTACTAACCACTTTTTAATATTACCAAACTCTGGTATTGCATAGGATCCGGGTATTAAAGATTGTGCGCCCTTTTTATGGCGTTCTCCATCTTTTTTACCTTCCTCAAAGTACCACTCTTCTCTTTTCCATAGACTATGAATTTTAGGATATTCCATTCGCTCTTTCTTGAAATTTAATAATGCTACTCTATAATAATGTACGTTAATCTAAACAGTCTTGATCGATGACGCCTAAGATTTCATCTTCACGTACTATGATATAATTAACGCCGGCTTCAGTACCAACATACTTGCCAAAACAGATTGTATCGCCAACTTTGACCTGCATAGGTATTGTATTTCCATCAGTACCTATAATTCCTGGCCCCCCCGCTAGGACAGTGCCTTGTTGGAAGGATTGATCAACTGCAGAGTCTGGAATAAATAACCCAGACTCTGTTTTTTGTTCTGGCTCTATTTTTCTTACTAATACTCGATTACCGAGCGGTCTAAAATTCTCAAACATTATTGTTCCTATTCAGTCTAATATTTTGTATCCACACCATAAACATCCAATCATCTTCACTACTTCTTCTCTAGATTCCTGACGTTCTGGGAAAAGGGGAGTAACACGAACAAACTGTTCACTTACTCGATCGCAGGGTGCTTCTGGGCTACATGTTTTTTCGGGAAAAATTAATTCATTTTCTTCATGATTCATAATATTGATTCCGCAAACTTAATTGATTCTCCAAACTTATAACCAATTTTACTCGAACTCTTTATAGGAAAGGGATCTACAAGTTTTCCTTTGTACCACACTTTCTTGGGCGGTATATACACAAATGGATTCGGATACCTAGGAGTACTATCTATTCTCATTTTCATTAATCGAAGTATTTTAGTCTTTGTTTTCATCTTCTAATCCACATTTACAATCACCTTTCATACACATTGTCACTTTCCATTCAGGATCCTTCAACGTTGTATTTGTATTAGATGTTGATATTAAATTTGTGATCCATTGATAATTTAGAATGGCATCTGATTTAGATTTGGTAGCATCTTTTGGCGGGTTATATACAAATTTAGCTACATGATCTTCTGATCTAGACATCGGCACACACATTTGTGCTTCTTGAGATATAACTAAATTATGATATTCATCGTCATTTAAAACAGCATCGCAAACGGGACATATATGGTTCATTATTTCTTCTTTCCCATCTTCTTTTTAAACTTAGAATTAGCAGGATAATCTTTAGTTCCCGGTGGATTACTTCTATCTTTACTGATTATTAGATCTGCAAGGGAAGTTGCTACAATATCCTCTTTCCAAGAATTGCGTATGGATTCATTGGCTTTTTCTATATCTTCAGCAGTATCCGATGATGTATTTACTGCCTCATTAGCCACACGTAATTGTTCAGTAAGCTCCGCTATCTTCTGGTCTTTATCATGAATTGTATATTCAAGAACTGCCTTCGATTCATGAAGCTGGCTTGTGTATGAAGTTAATAATTTACTTATATTTTGATTATCATTTTCAAGAGCAGCTATTTTTATCTCCTGTTTCAAAAGTCTATCTGTGTATGTTCTTTGATCGAGGTATGATTTCTCCATTAAATCGTCAATCTCTGTTGTTAACATACTGTTGATATTATTGCATGTTGAATGCAACCATTTATTTATCAAACTCATAGTCGGGCTCCGTTATAACTATAAATGATTTTATCTCTTCATCTTCGTCTGAATCGTAGAGGTCACTATTGTACTGCTCTAGCAATTCTGAAAGTTTATCATTCTCTTTCTTGACAATAGCTGAATGCTTCAGAAATCCAGTTCTCCCGTGAAAGGTGCCATTACCACCTTGGAAGTTATTCATCGTTATACACCTCCATGTTAAGTTTTGTTTTAATTTTACTCGAAGGAAAATTTTTTAATCCATCGATAATTATTCCAGCAATTTCATCTTTATAAAGGCGCAACAACTCTTGAAGTTTAGGAGAAAGCTCTGTCGAACTCTTACACGTCATTAATTGCATTCTTTCTTCCTCAGTAAATTCGGGCCTGCCGAGAACTCTATAGATAAGATTGGTACCGAATAACAATTCAGGACCATAATCATTAATATTCATTCTAATCTTCCTTCTTTTTACATGTATAATCCTGATAATAATTTTGAGAGATCACATCCATAATAAATATATCAACGCAAGACCTGTAATCATTTTCATCATTCATGAAATCGTTACAAACCAGATGTGTCATCCTTATAGGTATGCCCTCGAATCTATCCATATGTCTGTGTAATATAGTTTTACAACTGCTGCACATTTTTTTCATTAATTAATCTCTATCGTAACACCTTTTTATGCCAATTTCCTTTTATAGTAGCCTGTTTTATACCAAAAAAAGAATCAAATAAATCATTCATCTTTTTATCTAATTCCTCGATACACGGTTCACATATTGACATACAATAGGGCCCATAATATATATAGGTAGCACCCTTATTATCACAATGCGAACATTTAATTTCTGTAGTTCTATTTTCTTCGTCAATCTTCAAAGGGGTAAATTTCATTAATTTCCTTTTATAGTAGCCTGATCTCTGTCTATCAGAGTGTGATGACTGTTTCTCGTAATTAGGACATTTTGTAGCATCTTTACAATAATCATATTCCATAATACACGGACCTTGAACAAGACCCTTGTTTATCGAATGATAATATTTTTCCGATTCGTCATCTGAAAGGAAACAATCCCTGGAACAATAGGGATCAGGATACCAATGTAATAAGCAATAAGTTTCTTTGGGAACATCGTCATTACAATACCTACATTCAATCATGTAATTTCCTAATCAGAAATGTATTACTCTAATCCTTCATTCTCTTTCTTGAGTGCTTCCTTATCAACTATTGCTGGCCTATCAGCTCTTACAATAAAGGTAACATCTCTCTTATCTTCTTCAGTCTTCATCTCTTTATGATACATGTTGATTTTATGCTCTTCAGGATCATAGATATGTAGGCTTCTGAGTACCATGTCCTTATTAAGTTTGTTCTTCTCAGCCCCATCTCGACGCCTTACGGCAAGTATTAACTTTGCCATATCAAAAGCTTTCTTACAGTCAGGGTATTGTTCCGCCAAATCATAAAGAGTTTCTCTTCTCATGCGTCTACTTACGCAAAATGCTGCCATATCTAGTGTCTCAGTAATCTCGGCCCACTGTAATAGGTCATGCATCAATCGTTCTCTATATGAATCCTTACCGGGGAAGGCTAATACAGAGTCTGGAGACAGAAAATCGTTCCAATCTCTTACCTCGAACATGCCGGGCAATCGCGAATTTGACCGCGAAACTTCTTTTTTAGTAGAATTAGACTTTTCCTTTAACTTTTTCACATAAATCCAGTTCAGTTATAGTTATTTCGGTTCTTGGT